ATTTATTTATTTTTTATTTATTTTTTATTTATTTTTTATTTATTTTTTATTTATTCGGTATTTTTTTTTATTTATTCGGTATTTTTTTTTTATTTATTCTGTATTTTTTATTTATTCTGTATTTTTTATTTTTATTTATTTATTCATAATTCACGAATAAATTTTAGTCGGTGTTCCATAACTATTTGGACCATTACCATATAGACCGAATGAAGGACCAGCACCTTCTAATGTTTTTCTTGTTAAGTCTGGGTAAATAGTTGTGTTATTCCACGGAGTAACAGAAAAAACTGGGTTTGGTGGTTCAGACCGTATACTTTGATTGCTATTTCTAAGACTACCTAATATTGTATCAGTACCAATTTGAGCACCGGGTGTTAGAAAAACTTGATTAGCAAGTGAATTAGTTGCTGTACCGCAACTTTCAAAACCTTCAAATTCACCGTCAGGTCTTGGTAATAAACTGGAAGCGACATTTAATGCCATCGCACCATTAGTTGGCATATTTTGAGAACATAAATTTAAACGATTTGTTCTGCCATTATTAATATTCGCTTGGGCGAATGAATCATTCATAAATACATTTGGACCTGGTAGACTCACAGTTTCAGCACCAATAGCGTTTAAACTCTCTTGACCGGGTGTTGCGGCATTAATACTTTGCTGATATACCGAGTATGCCTCTGGAAAAGCGTTCCAGCCATTAGCATTAGCGTCCTGTGATACAAATGGTGGGCGGAAAGAATCACCTGTACCGAATGGGGTATCACCGTGTGGTTTAACATCACTTAAACCTTGATTGTGTTGAGGCATATTTCTATAAACATCGGAAACATTTTCAGCACTAACTGGTGTATTTTGAAATGTCCAAGAATTGTTCCCATTTCCGTTTTCTTCACCGTAATTTTCAACCATTTCAAATTTATCTTTTAACATCTGTATAGTGACAATTGCTGCAATTGTGATAGTTAAAAGTGCGGATAATCCAACGAAGTTACTCATTTATATTTAATTATAAATATTATTTTTTTATTTATTTAATAAACAAATTAATTAAATAAAAAAATTATTTTATTTTATGATTTTATTTTATGATTTTATTTTATGATTTTATTTTATGATTTTATTTTATGATTTTGATTTTATGATTTTACGATTTTACGATTTTATTTTATGATTTTACGATTTTACGATTTTATTTTAATTTTTTTTATATCTTTTAAATCATTATCGGTATCATTATCACTATAATTATTAACATAATTATCATTTTGGTCATCTAAAAATAAATATGTTTTAGTGTCAATTACTTGTTCTTTTAATTTTATTTGAACAACTTCCCATAATGGTTCACTATAATTTTTATAAAAAACTATTTTTTTACATTTAAGTAAACATATTACGGTATCGTCTAAAACTAATGTTTCAATTTTCAAATTTTCTCTATGTTTATTATATATCGTTAAATTTTTATTTAAACTAACCGATATTTTAGATTCTTTTCTTGTCTGTTTAAATGAATGTTTATATATTTCTTCCGCCTCTTCTATATTTAATTTTTCTTCAAAGAATTCTTCTGAATTTACACTAATTAATGAAATTATTTTATTATCAAATTCAGTTAATAAATTTTCCATTTTTTCATTGAGTATTAATGTTAATTTTTTAGTAATTTTATTAATACTCAATTTCGGCGTTTGAATGGTTATAGCGGTATTACAAGAACCATTATGAATGTTTGATAAATATATATCGTCTATTTTTACTGGTTTTTCTAATATTAATTCATCAAAATTATATTTATCGCACGTATTTATTTCCATATTTGCTATTATAAATTTAATATCATATATTTTTTAAAATCAAGAACGCATAATAATTAGTTTAATTGTAAAATTTGTATAGCGATTAATGAATAATAAGATCTATAAAATTCTAATTTTAAAAGTATAGATATTTTATTATTATATAAATTTTTTACTAAATTTTTATCGGAATCATATAATGTGGTTGTATCATTAAATTTAACTTTTAACGATTTTTGATTTTGTATATTTGTAATTATCTGTGTTTTTATCTGTGTTTTTATCTGTGTTTTTATATTATTAGAATTATTTGCGTTATTAGTTGCGTTATTATTTGCGTTATTATTTGCGTAATTATTCATATGTTTATTAATTTTAATTTCGATTGAATCTATTAATGTTAAAAAGTTTATATGCGGTGTTTTAGTTTCATTTAGTTTTAATTCTAAATATTTTTTATCATTATAGTTTGATATTTCATAATCAGTAAATATAGGAGTCTGAATATAAAAAGAATTTGAATTATATTTAATATCAAATTCACTGATATTTAATTTATCAATATCAAAATTTTTATACTTACAAATATATGGTATATCCATTATTTTTTAATATTATATAATATTAAAAAATTTACCGTAAATATTAAAATAATTTAATTTCCAAATCGTGTACTGGGTATTTTTCCAGCGTCAGAATTTCTAAGATTATATGAGTTAATATTTTTTGTAAATGCGTGATTATCTTCGAAAAACCCGACAAAACCTAATACATTTGAACCCTTTGTTGATTCTTGTACTGGATTACTTAATGGTATTGGTAAATGTGATATATCGTGCATATAATAATCGTGCATATTTAACCCAGATAATACACTTTGTGTATATTTTTCAATAATATTTTTATTAATATTTCCTAATATTTCTTGAAAATTACAAGCGTTACTTTGTGATGGTTTTAATAAATTATCATTTGAAGAAAATAAACCACTTGAAGTATAATATAATAAATAACTATTTACCATTAAATTTAATAAATTATCTGTATCTTGTCTTGTTTCTATTGTAATATTTCTGGATTTTTTAACATAATCTATAACGGAGTCTTGTATAAATTTTACATTTATTTTAGAAAATAAAAATGGTAATAAATACGGGTCATTTTTTCTTGTAACATTTAATGCCCACCTTTGATATTCATCATAATATGTATAATTAGAACCATCAGGAGGATTTATATTATAATTTATATTAGATTCCCACGTACCTTCAACATCTAATGCACCACTGGGATTTTGAAATAATTTACCAGTAACTGGAACATATGATTTATCAAAATATTGACTGTTTGGGTTAGTTTGTGAATATGCGTGTCCATTATCAGTTGTTTGTGGATATAATGGTGCTGGATTATAAAGACCTGCCCCTCTTATATTAGCCAAATCATCGGACGATATTAATGGTGTGACACCATCATTAGTGTGATTATAATTCGCTAATAAAGGTTTAACATTTACATTATAGTCAACCATAATTAAATATAACTATTATGATATACTAAATTTTATATTTTTAATTTTAAATTTTAAAACGTTAATTATTATTTTTAACATAAAAGTATTTAAATAGTTTTTCGTATACTATTTATAGATAGTTAGATATTAATGAATACTTTTAGATTATCTAATAAAAAAATTTATAATGATTCACGTTCTACAATTGAAAATTTACACAATGAAAAAATAGATGAAATATTAATAAAAAATGATACACTGGATTCCAAGCAAAAAAAAATAGAATATTTAAGGGAAAAATTGAAATTATTATCTAATAATAAAGATACAACGAAAAATTATAAACAAATAACGTGTATTGCTGATATTAGAAATGAAATAAAAAAATTAGAATTGGAAATTGATAATATTATTAATAATCATGATTTAATTGATTATATAGATAAAGCTTGGGAATTTATTGTTAATTTTGACGAACCCGATGCTTGTACTGGTAATTGTACTGGTAATGGTAATGGTACTGGTACCGGATTAAGTACCGATGTGAGTACCGGATTAAGTACCAATGTAAGTACCGACGTGAGTACCGACGTGAGTACCGACGTGAGTACCGAAGTACCAAATAAAGAACAAGGTATCCTAAATTTTGTCAATAAAACAGGTAAATTTAATAAGGGTGAAGAATATACGAGATATTATAATAAATGTTTTTTAAATATATTAGCACCTGCGTATTCAATCAATTGTTGTAAAAATTGTAAGAAAGATAGATTTGAAGTTGATTATAAAAATGGGATAATTATATGTAACAATTGTGGACTATGTGAAAATTATATTGAATGTAATTCGTCTGCTGTAAATTATCGTGATGCTACCCATATGGAAACTATTAGTCAACCATTTTCTTATCAAAGAAAAAATCATTTTAAAGAGTGGTTAAATCAATTACAGGGTAAAGAAGTTACTGCTATACCGGATTCTGTTATAAATTTAATTTTAATTGAATTAAAAAAGGAAAGAATAACAGATACAAAAGAAATAACATCTGAAAGAATAAAAAAATATCTTAAAAAATTAAAATTAAATAAATATTATGAACATATTCCTAATTTAATTAGTAAAATTACTAAAAAACCACCATTAATAATATCTTATGAATTTGAGGATATACTATTAAAATTATTTGATAAAATTCAAGAACCTTTTAAAAAGTATTGTCCAAAAGAACGTAAAAATTTTTTAAGTTATTCGTATACTTTACATAAATTTTGTCAATTATTGGGTAAAGATGAATACTTGATATATTTCCCATTGTTAAAAAGTAGAGAAAAATTATTTGAACAGGAAAAAATATGGAAAGGAATATCAATTGATTTAAATTGGAAATTCACTCCTTGTATTTAATTAACCGATGGTATTTTAATTGATAAAAATATATTTATTAATAATAAAATGACTTTATCTGCGATTTCTCTTATTATTATTATTATATTAATAATAACTATATGTTTATCTGGTATGGTATTATATGGAAAATTGAAAACTCCGTCATCCGGTCCTAAATCACAATTTGCATTTATAAATGGAACGTGTACTACCATTATACCATCCGGATATAATGGTTTTACTTATAACTCTTTACATGAATGTCAATTAAAAAATTCTATACCAGATCCATCAGGTCCACCACATCAACATATTGATACTAATAGTACAAACGACGGATTTGATATGTTTTTCCCACCATATGATTGTCCAACTGGTGATCAGACAATGATTGATTTACAAATGATAGAAAAAGTTACCGATGCCGCAAAATTGTATCAAAGTAAAGGTAAATTAAATCCAAATGACCCAACTAATCCATTCCAAATTAAATATTCGGTATATAATTTATTTAATGTTTCATACTTAACCGGTTTAATGAACGCATACAATGCAGGTGTATATGTACAGGTACTAATACAATATACCCAAGTTAACGAACTTTATAATCATATATGGGCGAATTTTAATAAAAATGGGATGAAACTTTTAGATACGAAATCTGAAACACAGAAGGATATAACAGATAAAACCCAGTTTGATACATTAAATTTAATACCTATTAATATCGGGCATTTAATGCACGTTAAAACCAGATATTATAAATTTGGACCAGATGGTAATACCGTAACTATCGGTGGTAAAAATAAACATGTTAAAGAATGTGTTGTAACTGGGAGTTTTAATCCAGAATGTTCGGCAACTAAAAATAACGAATTTTTAATTGTTCTTTCTTCTGATAAAGATGAAACCCCTACTATTATAAATAATTATTTAAGAATATATGAATTCACTAAACGGGAAGACACCAAATTTAAACTACCAGACCCAATTAAAACAGACCCTATTTACAATGTTACTGATAATTTGAATGTAATATATTCCAGATGGTGTAAAAATACCGATAACTATATGAGAATAATACTATCACGATTTATTGATAATGAAAAATCCGCTATATTATTACCACTATATTCATTATCTAATTTAGATTCACCATTTATGTATCAAGAAGGTAATTATATATCTGTAAAAAATGCCAGTAACTTAAAATATGTTGTAGACCCAGACTATGTTACAGCAACTATAACAATAGGTGGTATTTCTTCCAAATTAAAAGATTGGAGAGTAAAAGGTCTTGGAAGTCGTATAGATATAGATTATGATTATATGGATGGTAAAACCAAAAAGTCTAAAACTTACAGTACAGTTATTAGAGATATTAATAATGATAAAATTACTGTAATATCAACATATACGGCGAAAGATTTAGAAACCGGTACAATTAACAATATAACAATTTATAAAACATTAATGACTAATTTTGAGAATGCGATTAATCGTGGTGTTAAAATTGTATTATTAATTAATAAATCACAATTAGATGGTGAAATTAGTAGTAACGGTAAATCATTCACTGGTGGTGACCCAAAATTAACTGGTTATATTCTTGAACAAATGGGTGCAACTTTATATAGGTGTACTAATCCAAATGGCGAATTACATACTAAAAGTGGTTATTTTTATTCTCAAAATAAATTAATAACTGATACTACAAATTGGTCTAATGCTGGTATGGGTTCACAAAATAAATCTGGTCCAAGTTGTTCTATTAATGCCGAAACTTGTTTAGTTATAAATGGTGAACAATTTGAAAATCCAGAATTATTTAGAACAAGAGTTCTTTCCACTTTTATAAATACTATGCGTATGTACGAATATCAACAATATTGCCCAATAAAAGAACCAGATACCTTCGGTGGTATGAAAATTGCTACCCCGTTAAATAAAATGAATTTTATGAATTGTACATGTCCAACAAAAGAACGTATGTCTTGTAATTCAACGGGCACGAAACATCAGGGTTTATGTTCTACTAAATTTAGTTCACAGAGTGAACCATCAAATTGTTATGTTACTGATCCATCAGAAAAATCATGTTATGGTTCGTGTACAGTTGATTGTTGTTTAAGATATGGACAAGAACAAGCAAATGAAAAATATATTACGTATGACTATGTGCTTGGTTTATTAACCAAAATGCAAAATTGGCCATATTTTACATGTAATGATAACAAAATTGGTAAACATGCTCTTGGGGAAAAAGTTAATATCGGTCAAAAGATGTATATAATTGACCCAACTTTTAATTGGGGTAAAGGTGAAAGAATAAACAATGATGTATTAATAAATGTTATAAAAACACGAAATATTAGTGGTTCAAATTTAACGGATATAACGGATAAAAATAAACAAGGATTTTTTTGTAATGAAAAACCCATATGTCATTAGGAATGAATGTAATGACTGTAATGAATGTAATGTATTTAAATGTATTTAAAGAATGAATTAATACATTAATAATAATGTCTGAAACTAATAACATGCCAGAAAAACAAAAAGAATATTCAATTGAAACTGACCCATTATTTAAGCCAATTTCAGAACATAAAAAAAAACAAATTGATGAAGCAGTAAAAAAACAAGTTGCGAGTTTATCATTAGATGAAAATGTTGATAAAGATGAAATGAAAGTTTCAGGTCAAAACTATGCACTTATTAGTTTAGTTTCGCCACAAAGTAATCAAAAAAATGACAGTTGTTGTATAAAAATTAGAGGTGTATTTAATACATTAGATGACGCTAATAAGCGTGCTGAAATGGTACAAAAAATTGATTCCACCTTTGATGTTTATGTTGTAGAAATGTATTCGTGGCTATTAGTTCCACCTGACCCGGAACTAATTGAGCAAAAGCACATTGATTCAAAACTAAATGAAATTATTGGTGGTCACCGTGAATCGCAGTTAAGTGCTAAAATGCATTTTGAAGAACGTAAGCGTGATTTAATGTCAAATATCAATATTGAAAATGACACTGTTACACCGGATATTAATTTAATTGGTGCGGAATCTGGTCTTGATATTACAGATATTACAGACGGTAAGAATTGTCCAAATAGTGGACCAAACAGTGAAGAAAGTACCCCAAACGAGTTAATGGATGCGATGATTAACCAAATCCCGGTTGAAAAACCAAGTAAATCATGGGCAGATTCTCTATAAATAAAAAAAAGATGTGTAAATGTAAATCTTGTAAGAATTTTAATTATATAATAGTAATGATAAATGATAAATAGTAATGATAAATAATAAATAGTAATGATAAATAATAGTTAGTATATATTTACTTTTTCAATGAAAAATTGAATATATAAGAATACAAATATTGGGATTAAACATTAAAGTGATTTTACTATGATTATCATTATAAAATTTATAAAAATATTATAATGATAATTAATTGTACTGTATTATGTTAAACACATTTTTTTTAATAAATCCCAATAACTAACCTCTATAACCGATAACCAACCCAAATAACCAACCCAAATAACCAACCCGGAAACCAACCCGGAAACCAAAAATGATATATCGGAATTAATTTGAATACGCTAATCCACCCATACCCGACATGATGCGAAGAACATTGTAGTTACGAGCATAGATAGTCATTAGAGCATTTTTACCGTTTGGCCACGAGGTATCGGGGACAACTGGCGACTGGACGACATTCGAGGTATCAATTTCAAATTCAAGGTTGGAATTATCAATGCGAGAGAAATTAATAGCACCCGATGGTTGGTGTTCTTCAGGGCGTAGTGCGAATGAATATAGATATAAATTAGAATCCGGGATACGGGTATGGTGAACAAATGGTTGCCATTGACGGAAATATAGTGGGGAACGGGCTGGGTTGAAACGGTAATGACCATTTAGGCGTAGTACCGCTTTTGTTAAAATGTCCGAACCTAATTTTTCATCACCTGGGCCAGCATTTGCGAAATTGAACCAGTCCGCCTCCTGTATATTGTCTTGACGTTGGAATACCCAGCATAGTTCTTTACAAGGGTGATTAAATGTTAGTCTTTGGGTATGATTTGGTTTAGTTAAATCAACCGACGTTTCATTGTGTTGAACTTGTTCAATTAAGTATTCGTGCGACATTTGGGCGAAACGGCGACGTTCGTCGGTGTCTAGATAAATATAGTCAATGTATAATTCAATTTGTGGAGCATGAATTGTATTTAATAATGGTTTCCATTCGTCTTTTGGAATGTGAGCACCACCATTAAGGTCAACGAGTACAATTAATTCGGATAAGTCACGGAATTGAAATACAAATCGGACTTCGTGATATTGTAGGGCAATTAGTGGTAGAGATAGACCGGCATTAATATTGAACCAGAAGTCAAGTGGTACGTGTAATTCCTGTGGTTCGGTGGCATTACCAATTAATAACCAACCACACGCATCATTGCCACCTACCATACGTTTGTAACCAGATGCTTTTTCGGATGTCATAGTTAGTTCTTGCCATATGTACATCCATAGACCATAATGTTTGTCAATTTCTTGACCACCAATTTCAACAGTGACATAACTAATTAGTGCTAAACCAACATAGTTAGTCCAGCAAAGAACAGCATCGGATATTGGTGGGGATGGCGATACACCGGTAAAAACCCAGTTATCAGCAGATAAAGCCGGTAGACCAACTCTTAAATAAGCAGAGTTAATTAAATCACCATTACGTGATACAATAGCGGTAGCACGTTGACCCCAAACTGGGTTACCGGAAAATGTTTGTTGAATATTTTCAATTGCAAAATTGGTATGACGACGATAAACAACTTTGAAAAAAGTTATTTGGGGATTACCTGTAAGATAGATGTCCTGAGCACCAACGGCGACTAATTGCATTAAACCTCCTCCCATTGTTTTATTATAATATATATAAAAGAAAAA